CAGTTTGAAGAACTTATAGATGGAATTATGCAGGAGGGCGACCCTGAAGGACATAAAGTTTTAGTCAAAACCAGAAAAGTGTATACACAATTAAATGACCCTAACCGTCCCAATTCCCCCTTGAACAGGATACTGCGTTCTAAGGTTAAGGACAAAGAGTCTATGGATTCAAGTCCTTACGCAGGTATGTATAAGAACATAACACCTATAAAATTATTTGACGAGATTGGAAAGTCTGTTCGTACAATGATGTCAGGGGGAGACGAAAAACCTAGAGCAGTTTCAAACCTAAAAGAACAGTTGGGATATCTAACACAACTATTCGGAACACCCCAGAAGGGTGGGGAAATACGGATTGATTTACGAACAGAGGAAGGTGAGATAGCCATTGATTTAATAGAGGAAGTACTAGAAGCTATTATCTACGATGGCTGGGCTGCAGATTTCTTATCTAAAAGACCTGCTGTAGGCGCACGAGTTGACCCTAGAAATTTGGGCTTTAAACAAACTGTGATAGATGAGCTAGAAGCCCTAAACGATGAGTTTTTGATAAATGTAGTAGACCTAAAAGGTAAAGATGAGCGGGTACTAGCTGTCAACATAACAAAGTTAATCAGTGAAGAAAAGGATATTGCTAAGCTGGTTGTCCAAGGCGGTAAATTTCATAAGCAAGGTCAGAAAGCAGCCTCTAATTTAAGTATTGCATTAAAGGCAGGAAAAGAAACTGCACAAATTGTAGCCAACGAAGAACAAGCAACTATGAAAATTCTAGAAGATATCACACAACTTAAAAACTCTGGAGATTTTTACACCAAGTATATACGAGAATATGGTAACTTGGATGCTCTGAGGATGCAGTTTGTAGAGACAGTCAAGAAAGACCCTAGCATGGCAGGGGTAGATACTGACTTTCTATTCGATAACGCAATCTACAATCTAACCTATCAAGGTCTTATGCAGGTGGGGGGTTACGGTCCTGTTGCTAAGAAAGCAGCGGGACGAATTGCTGACGCACAATCAGCAGGACTACTGGGAGAGGGCATTGTTATGAACGGTTTCTCCGACGTAGTTGGTGCTTTGGCTGAACTTGAGAACCCTGAAGTTTTGAAAAACTTAGAGAAGGTTATGGACACCGAACAAATAGGACATATCAGAAACATATTCACCTACCTTGCAAATCAAAACATAGTCCAGACTGCTAGCGAATTAGTTACTAACAAATCAATAAGCATGAATGAAGCACTTAGCCGTGCTTACAACATAGCCAGAGGACTGGTTAGTCCGACGTACGTTGCATCGGATGTGGGGCTTCGTGTGTTAAGAAAAATAAACTCTGATGCTCTTATGTTAGCCTTTCAGAGTAAGGAAGCAGGTAGGATAATGGCTAAATTACTTATGTACCCTAAGTCTATGACACCAAGAGAACTTAAAACTTTTGATACTATAATAAAAGAATTTTTGGTAACAGAAGTATCTAGAAAACAATTAGAGATAACTCTAACAGATTACTTAGATTCATACACAGGAGAAAACAACGATGAATAGAATGAAGGGCGACCTAAATAAGGACGGCAAGATGTCTGGCTATGAAAACGCTAGGCAGACTGCCATAGAAAAAAACATGAAAAAGGAGAAGAAGATGGCAGGCGGTGGAATGATGAAACCCATGACTAAGATGGGTCACGGTGGCGAAATGAAGAAGATGGGCAAGGGCGGTAACATGATGAAAACCTACGCTTACGGTTCTATGGTTCGCAAGCCTATGCAGATGGGAGGCATGGCAATGTCAGCTAACCCTATGGCCCCTCGTGAACAGAAGGGTATGGCAGGCGGTATGTCTGGTATGATGTATGGTGGCATGATGAAGAAGAAGAAGTCTTAGGTACTTCTACCTGCCCTAACACACTTGTACTTAAATAAATGGGGAATACCTGACGGTTCTACTAGGTGGATAATCAGGTCTTCTCTCATTTTTTGTGCGCGAATGATGCACTCTTCTTCTGTAAAGTAAGGACCGTAGTCGTCCACCCATTCTGTGCATCTAGGTTCTTGATTTAACATGTAAGCGCAAGATAATACGTAAGCTGTAAACATCACACATACCTTCCTGAGTTATTCATAACTTCATCTGCATTCTGTCTTAGGTAACGTATGAGAGACGATACCTTGAATGTTCCTTCATACTGGGGGAACTTGTTCTCCATCTCCCTAGCAAAATCGTCGGGGTTCACAGAGTTATACTCTAACTCCACGTTCCCGTCAGTATTAAGTTTGCAGGTAAGACTAAACAAGTCTGCTCTAGGTTTCTTTGGCATTCTTGTAAGCCTTTATAACATCTGAAGAAAACAACTTCTGCAGATTAACAAGATACATTCTAGACGCACCGTTGTCCCCGCCCGACACGGTGCGTTTTTCGTCTAGGTTGTCTATGATATGTTTGAGGGACGGCACATCAAAGACGAGTGTTGCAAACGTATCGTCTCCTATGCACAGGTTGTGAAACCAGTAGTCTGATTCTGTAGACGATATGCCAGAGGGTTTGCCATAACATTCATACTCTATAGCAATATTACCTGTTCTAGCCCACATGTTCCGTTCTGACTTAACTTCTATTTTCTTGTCTTGCAACATGTCGGCAACTCGCTGTTCACGAACTTTACCATAAGATAAATCTAGGTCAAACTTCTTTCTATCCTGTATTTTCGGCTGTAGGTTCAACTTCTGTATCCTCCGTAGATTTTATTAGTTTAGCAATAAACACCTCTTTGGCTACTCGTACCTGAGCTATTTTTAAATTTAATTTATTCTCATCATCCTGCAAGAGCCTTACCTGTGTAGCAAGATATTTCTGCTCTTCAGTCAGGGAGTCTTGGTCATATTCTTTCCCGTTTATTTTCATCTTTACCTCTAAATCTATGTCTGAAAAATACTATTAAATTAATGACGGTGTTGACGCTGATAGCTGTAATCATACCAACCTCCCACCAGTTTGGTGTATAGTCTATAATCATCCTGCGTTTAAGTCAACCACTTCACATACTCCTGCAGTACAAGCTAACTCCCGTGAGCCAGAAGTGTTGTCCTCTTTCTCAAAGTCTGCCATCTTGTCCCAATCGATAGTTACATGCTTGTGGGCAATTTGCCACTCATTATAGGCATCCACGTCTATGTCCTGATAGGGTGCTTGCTGATAGGTGTGGTCAGAGTGTGGCAGGAAGGATACCCCAGAAGCAACGTCAAAGTTCTCATACACCCATGCTCCTACTCCCATCCACTCTTCTTCCTTGACGGTTATGGTGACACTAGGCTTGTGTTCACACCAGTTGAGGGCATATGTCTTCCACAACTCCAGTTGTTCTACAGCAGTTAGTTGAGTACGTGTGACTGCTCCAGTAGGAGACTTCATAGCGAAACTAAATACTGTGGTAGACTTTGGTTTCATCACATCAGGTTCGGCAGGAACACCCTGCTTTACCAAGAACTGCGTCAAGGGGTCTTTGTTGTCACCCCTGACAGTGCGTATATAATAGTCATTATGTCTAGCGTGAATACCGCTAGCCGCGTCCACTAGTTGAGACACAGTACCCGACGGCTTTACACAAGTAATGGCAACGCTCTGTGGGATTCCAAGCATCTGGGCATACTCTTTGTTGACCGCTACCGCTTCGTCTCTCATCTCGCGCAACCACTTTGCGCTGTCTACGTTCTTTGATAGAACGGGATGGTCCATGATACCAGTTAAGGATACGCCCAATAAACGTTCTTCTTCTGTGTTGTCTTTCCATACTTTCCTCAAGTATTTAAAATCTGTAAGGGTTGACTGTAGTGTTCCTAGAATAGTAGCCAGACGAACTTTACGTTTCAGGCTCTTGAGGTCATCACTCTCTCGCACAACCACTTCCGATAAATTGCAGAATTGATACGGACGTAGGATAATCTCCGAACATGGATTAGTTCCCCACATATGTCCTGTCTCGCGTCTACCGTTCTTCGCAACTTGCCTGTCTGCGGCATCACGATTGAAGATACCGCGCTCACCAGACTTACTATCATACAGGGCTAACCACTCACGCATGAACGTACCTATCTCTGGCTTACCCTTGTAGGCAACAGAGTTATTAGATAGAGCGCGTTGTGGCTCGTTGTCCCACCACTGTCCTGCTTTAGCGTGAGCCATCTGGTCATCGTTTAAGTTTGACAGGCTGATTAGGGCTGACCTACGCACACCCCCAACGACCACAACCTCACCAATTTTACACATGATGTCGTGACATTCGATAGGGTATAGTCTCCTACCCTTTGCCTTTGTAAACACTTCTATACAGAACCTAAACAAGTCAACTAATGGTTGCGGTCCTGATGCTCTACCTCCCATCACCTTTAGGCGAGAACCTGCCTCTCTAACCTGAGAGACATCCCACACAGGTACTTCTCCTGCATATAGTAGTGCAATCAACTCCTTGAAGGCTTTCGCCCAGCCGGGCTTACTGTCTGCTACCTGTATCACAGTATATGAATTACTGAAAGTATCACTAACTATGGGTAGCTTATCGACGTTCTCACGTTCTACGCTGAAGCCTACTCCTGTTCCACACATAAGTATATACATACACTCATCAAAAGAACGAGGACTATCAACAGGAATATAAGAACAATTATATCCACAAATGTTATCACGAGATAGTGCAGTCCCTGCTGTCATCATTGCCCTCATAGAAGGCATTACATCTAAATTTGTTATACCTTCTACTATATCATTCTTGTCCTGCTCAGGCAACTTAACAGCGTGCTTAACGTGTGCATGGTCTAACATAAAGTTTACATATCGCTCTACTGTTTCGTTCCAATCTTCTCGACGTTGACTATCATCTATCCAACGAGCGTAGCGGGACTTGTGTATAAATTGCTGATATGTGCTTGGTAACATGTTATTCATTAGGTTCTCTTCCTTCCAATTGATTAATACGCATCTCTATATATCTTATTGCTTTCTTTAAATCTTGTACCTCATCCGTGTCATCCTTAGTTCCTGCACGCATAACATACTTTATAACGTTGCCCATCCAGAAGGATAGCTCGTTCTTCATTATAAACGATACAGGTTCAAACTCGTACTGCTCGTAATGTCTTGGGTTCTTAATAACATCAGGCTGTTGTTCTGCCTGTTCTAATCTACGTGTCATATAATCTTCATGTTTTTCTTGAGTCATTGTTCCTTACCAAAATCTACCTTTATTATATTGCCAGTTCTAGACAAGACGTTCTCTACAGCCTCATCCACCTCGTCATCATCTAACTCTATCTGTATACTATCTATTGCAGCCATAAACTTAGTACGCGCTACTCCCGCATCCCAGATAGTATCAAAGTGGTTCTCCATAAGTTCAATAATTCCTGACAGAATTACCATACCTGCAGGAACTTCTGGTTCACCATCACTAGATGTGTTCGTATCATATGCCGCCATAGTAAAGCTATCTGAATCATTATTATTAAGTATAAGATAATAACGTCCACCTAGAAGACTTGCAACCTCTAAATTCCTGTCCATTTCATCTGTTGTCATTCTTGAACCACTCCTCTGGGATAGCACCCTCTGCCCAAGGAAATTCGTACTTGGTTGCCCACATACTGTATGTAGTCTTGCTACCTCTATAAATTTTATTTCTAGCATTTAAGAAAACTATACGGATATCCAAATCGGGGTACTGTTGCTTAATCAACAACATCTTAACCCTGTCTCCCTTATCGAAATGCCCCTTCGCTTCTATGTAAATGTCTTGGTCTACAAGATAAAAGTCAGGGGTATACACACGAGGCTTTGGTATGTACGGTAGTTTCTTCTTCTCATACTCAAACGCTATCTTCTGTTGTGATAAATTCTTTGCTATGTTTATCTCGAACATAGAACGGTACTTTGTATTTCTCATAATCCTTGAAGCAGAAACTCCTGCTTTATCCTCTCTAGCCTTTTTAATAGATACTGTTCTACTTTTGGGGTGTGTTTTTCTAAATTGTTTAGCTCGTCGCTTAATCGCAACGTCGGAAGACATATGGTTGCCCCTCTCCTTAATTGATACATTATAGCCTGTGATTCTTCTTCAATCTTCTTTATGTCCCGTGCTTCTGTGTCTGACACGAGATACCCAGACTTAGAGAAGTTGTTTTTTACTGTAAGGGGAAAGGAAGTTTGTAAACTCCTAACTTCAACAGTTGCAGAGTCGCCTCCCCTACTCTCGTGGCTCTCTACAAATACACACATCAACTGCGGGTTTAACTTCATAATCTTTATAGGATATGTTTCGGTGAAGAGTACTGGCACTACACTTTCCTTGTCTTAACTGTAGTGTACCATGCCATTGGGGGGAACTTAGCCTTAGACGTGACCTTAGGCAGATGTTCTGCATTCTTCCAACATATACTCTTGAAGGAGCAGAAGGTGCAGGTCTTAGGCATTAGTTTATTACCTGTTTCAACTTTTTGTTTTGAGACGGTGTACGTCTCGTCTGTAGGTGTGAAGGGTATCTTGAACCCTTTATCTTCTAACAGGCTACGTACGCGCTCCTTAGCGTCAGCAATGTACTGTTTCCTGTCCTCTTCTTGGTCTTCAGGAGCTTCAGCAAAAGCCCACTCTCCTGTAGACTTATTTATAGCTATCCACCCACCAAACGGCATACCCTGCGCTTCTGCATATAAGAAGCCCTGCATGATGTATCCGAATGGGTCATCCTCTTTTATGACATCGTAGCCACCACGGTTGGCAAACTTGTTATCGTATGACCAAGGACTTGTAGACTTGATATCCCAAACCTTATCTACCCCATCATTCATAATGAGGTCTAGAGTACCCTTAACTATTGTACCGTCTATGTCTAGTTCACAAGCTCGTTGAGTATCCACAACTTTGACATCCGCAGACTTGAGAACAAACACAGCAACAGCTTCAATCAAGTCACCCATGAGGAAACGCATGATGTCGTTATACCCCATCTCCTGCTTGTTACCCTGTTGCTCTAGCTTCTGCTGACATAGGGGACGACCAAGCCCCGACATACGTATTCGGTAGCCTTCTTTGCGAGATAGTTGTTTTCTAAGAGACTCTTTGCAGTCCTCACCAAACTGCTCTATTAAATGCTCAAGACGAGAAGAGTCTACCTCTCCTCGCCCTGCACGTTTAAGAAAGTCCTGTACTTCAAACAGGGCTAACATTAGCCGAATCGTTGTGCTAAATCAACGTCCTCGTCTGTTGCTACAAGTTTGAGGGAGTCACGATGCTCCTGTAGTACCTTCTGATTAGAAGCAGACACACCATCATGGAAGCTCTGTAATAGTTCCTTAGCTTCTAAAGTGAAGGGTATTTCCTTGACCAACTCTGGTTGTGGTATCCAGTAGGTCACCCCACCATTCGCCATACGTTTAGTCTTCAACTCTATATAAGCAGTGGGCAGTGGTATCTTATTACCAAGCTTCTGATTAATAAAGTCATTTATAGGTCTAAACCCTGAACGCTTGAAGTAGGATATGAATGGTAAGTCTTTTACAGGGGTCTTCTTACCTTGTGCATTCTTAGCATCAGGCATATCGACCTTACCATATAGTATCACGTTGCACGTCACCGACTTACTAAGAAGCAACTGCGGGTCATCATCAGACAGCCCCTCCTCTTCTGCTCGTGTCAGTCGTCCACACTTCATCGTCCCCAGTTTGTCAGGGAATGAGTCAGACATCTTCTTACGTTGCACTGATTTGCAAGAGAAAGTGTTCTCCTCTGTGTCAAATAC